CGGACACTCTGGACGAGGGAACACTTAAGCAACTGATTGAGGCGGTGGTTAACTTAATTTCAATCGGTGGCGGTCTTTTAGCGGCTGTCATGACCGGCTGGGGGATTCTCCGCAAGATCTTTATTGGTCTTGGTTGGGTACAGTCTCGGAGATAGCACCTTAAGAATTTCATAGTAACACTTAGGATGTATAACCTATAAAGGATAGGTTAAAATTGAGTAAAATCTAACCTATAAAAGTGGTACTCCCCGCTCCCAGCTTCGGCTGGGGAGCTTTTTGAGTCCCCGAACTCGTGCCTTTCTTAGCAATGGGCGGGAGTTGGGGGTGGGAAGTATCACAACACAAGGAGGTGCCCGGTGTCCTACTTCTGCAAAACCTGCGAACATAACACCGGCCACCACTTCGCCGGTACCAAAATAGTGTGGTTCTTCCGCTTGTACGCCGTGTACAAGTGCGATGACTGCGCTACGGCTGACATCTTCGTTTACTTGGGCATTGCCCACTAGGGAGGGGAGCATGAGAACAGGCGACCACGAACCGACCGAGAAGTACCACAGGGTGTGGTGCAGCGAATGTAATCTTCGGCTACCGGAGCGTGGTCATCGCGTGGTCATTGGAAGCAGGGTCTTCCATGAATCATGTCATGATCTGCTTCGGCGGCGCGGGAGGTTGCTTCATCCCGATAATGGCGGAGCGTCATCGTCGCAGATGTCGCACAACCAAGGGGGGAGGTGATCCGATCCGGTGAGGCTAACCCCCTCGCAATAGTACCCCTGCTTTCGGGTGGGGGTACTAGACAAATTGGTAAGAGTGAGTTATCATTATTTCAATGAAAGATTATACTTGCTCATTTTGTGGAGTAGTCTTTAGAGATTATCCCAGCAATAAAGATCAATACAAAAAACAGCACTGCTCTAGAAAATGCCAGGGCTTAAGTTATCGGTCTAGTATTCCCAGAGAAAAGAAATGCTTAGTTTGTAAGAAAGTTTTTTCTAGACCGGCAAAATATAGTAATGCTATGTGGAAGAATAGAATCGCTTGTTCTATTAGCTGTTCTACATTAAGGGTTACTGGCAAGCCAAGAAAGTTGAATAATAAGATAAACCATTCCGCTGGATATCTAAGGGTATATGTGTTTGAACATCCCAATAGGGAAAGTAAGCCGTATATGTTTGAACATAGACTCGTTGCGTCTACCGTTGCTGGTAGAGCATTACTTCCAGGAGAACAAGTGCATCACATAAACGGCAACAAAAAAGATAATAGGCCAGAGAATTTAATGATTGTCACTCAAGATGAACATGCAAAGCTGGAAAAAGGATGGAAGCTTATTGAAGAAAATTGGCATAAGCCATGTAGTAATTGCAAAAGATTTTTGCGTGTAGATAAAAGCAACTTTTATTTCCGTTCCAATGGAAAGGTTGTTTCTATCTGCATTCCATGTAGTGCAGAACTATACCGGAGAAAAAAGACTCCGTGAACCTCTACCGCAGGGCTCCACCGTCATTACCTGCGGCCGCACCGCTTCCCCTTGGGTAAGGGAGGCAACCCGGGGCGCCGGACTCTGAGCTGGCGCCCCACATAAAACATGCTTAAGGTAATTTTCATCATTATTGCCATACCAACCACACTGGTTCTTTGCATTTTGGTAGTAGCATACTTGATATCTAAGCTACTGAAGTGGTACCACTATACGTTTTCAGATTGCGAACACCAGCATGACAGCAGAATCTTTGGGGTTTTTTGGCAAGATAACTGAAATGTATATATCAATACTTCAGCAATTAAGTTCAGCTTTAATTAGCCTTACAATCCTACTCAATGGGACCACAGTCGCCCCAGACGGCTCTATTATCCCCAAAAGGGTAGATGACCCACCCGAGGCTATAAAATCCATTTCTGGCCTAAAACCAGGCGACTGGCATGTGGTTGGTGAGTTGGATGCCACAGTTACTGCTTATAGCTCCAGCCCCGACGAAACTTGGGGAGATCCGTTTATCTCTGCTGACGGCAATCGGGTTTATGATGGCTTGATTGCTTGCCCGCGCCGATATCCGTTTGGAACCCATTTTCTGATTATGGACAAGGTCTACCGTTGCGGAGATCGGCTACACTCTAAGTACGACTATCGATTTGATATCTGGAAACCATCCAAACAATTGGCTCTACAATGGGGAAAGCAGATAATCACAGTCTACCAAGTGCAAAAAGACATCTCTGCTTAAAAGTTATCCACAGGTGGCTTGACGGAAAATGAAGATGATCTAAACTATAGGTATTCGGTTTCAATGATGAGCTGAAAGACTATTTTGCTGGCGGTTTCCGAAAGGCAATCGCTGAGTAGGTAAAGGTCCTCATCAACCTAAACCGAACCGCCAGCATAGTAGTCTTTTTTTTAGACAAAGAAAACCTATAAGGCAAACAGTAAGCTACAGGCTGACGATAGCTGCCGCTAAAGACCTAACAGACCCGTAAGGGACGCTGAAGAAGTACGGAGTGAGCCATCAGTCGTTTGTTAGTGATAATTGCGCCGCAAGTCGGGTATAGAGACGGATAAGGGAAACCTTTACCCTGAAGGAGCCGCGACTATAGGTAGAAAACTATTGATCCTTGTTAGGAATATACTACGTAAGTATTTCTCATAAGGATTCGCTTTCCCTTTTAGAAGGAAGGTAGGATATCATTATATTATAATGGGGATTGACAGAAAATATATAAGCAGGTGTTGTAGTGAGGAAGCGATCCTCTTGCGAGAAGTGAGAAAATCGAAAAACGGCAAATTTTTTTTGGCGGAAAGAGATCAAGACAACTTCCCCGGGACCGACACCCTGACTTATTTCGTGTGTGTAAACTGCGCCGCTCAGTGCTTGATAAAAAATCCGGCGACAAGCGCTTGACTTTTTCAAACCGTTTGTTTACACTGGCAGTATGAAAATCAGCAGACAAGAATTGAGTCGCGTCATGTCCGAGCTGGGCAAGCGATCTTGGCGTGTACGCAGAAAGCAGGAAAACACCCGCAAGCATTTAGCGGAGATAGGCAGAAAGGGCGGAAAGAAATCCAGAAAGACCGGCAAATAACTGGTCTTTTTTGTTCGAAAGTTATCCACAACCATAGCGGTGAAGTTACCGTAATGGTCTAAAATAGCCCCAAAATGGGGGGGGGCTTGACATAAGCGAACGGTCTGCTATACTGAAGTTGCTGGGTGGTCGGCCCGGCGAGAATTAAAAAAATTAAGCATTAAAAAAATGAAATATACAATCACTAATTTGAAAAAAGGAGATTTGGTTACTATCCTCGGTATTAGTAGCTTTATGGGTAACACAACAAAGACTGTTATCCAGTACACAGGAAACTTAACGAGTGACGGAAAACAGATCTTCAAGGAGCCCAAAAAAGGGGCGCGGAAAAAGTTTACTATTCGGCCATTCAATGACGAGGTCATGGCTTTTGTCGGCGATGTCCCGTTTAAGATTGATAGCGAAATCACGACGAATGATGGAGTGTTCAGTAGCCGGATAATGCGAGGTAATGCGTGCTTCAACTTGGTCGGAGATTCATCAGAAATCAAGGACTGGATAATGAACAGAAACATTAACCCGGACTTCAAAAAATACGACTACGTCCTCTTGGTCGATGGAGACAAGGAAATTCCCTTGTTTCCCGAAGTACCGACAAGCCACGCAGTTGTGGCTCGTGTGCGCGAAGCAATGCCGGCAGCAACCAACTTAAATCTTTACTAAAATGACTATCGAAATCATGCCCAAGACGGAAGTTCGCGAGAGCTACCCGGCGCAGTGCCATCTGATCCGTCACTACAAAGTCTCCGAGGATGGGGAAACGCTGGGGATTGGGCACACCCGGGAGGGTGCTCTTGATCGGGCTTTTGCAAATCTATTCCGATTGAATTTGAATCCGATCGCAATTTGTAGATGCGATGGCGGCAATGGCCGTTGTGCGGGTTGCTGGGATGAGTGAAAGTTATCCACTGGTCAAATATAAGCCGTTCGCTTATACTGAAAGAGTAAAAAGGTCGTACCTGTAAGAGAATTAAAAAAAATCAAAAATTTATGTTCATGAAAAAAATCTGGGGTAAATCTTATCTTGAAGCCCATCCGCACAATAATAAAGGCGGCCTCTGGGGTTCGATTAAGCGCTTTACCTACAATACGGTCCTGGGAATTCGCCGGACCGCGATCTTAGTTTCTATCGTATCGTTGATCTTTACTGTTGGCTACTTTGCCAATAAGACCAATGACGCGGTGATTCATACGGTGGAAAAAGAAGTGATCCGCGAAGTGCAGGCCACGGGTGTTCCTCCAGTTCTAACCCGAATCGCCAGCTGTGAGCTGTGGGGCGTGCCAGATAAGAAGCCGTCACACAGCGATCCTAAGACCGGCCAGGTGTTCATCGGTAAGAGCGGAGATGTGGGCAAGTACCACATCAATGCGCCGATCTGGGGCAAGAAAGCCACGGAGTTGGGCCTAGACCTAACCGTTGAGGCCGGCAATGAGGCCATGGCCGTGTGGATCTACCACAACCATGGGACCGAGCCATGGTACCTAACCAAAAGTTGTTGGAGATAGCAGTCAAGTATCTCCATTTACCAGTAAAAAAAATCTATATGGAAAAAATTGAATCTAAAGACGTTGTTGTTGTAAAGCAGCAAGTCACCAAGGCCTACAACAGCGCCGAGGAGATCGAGATCAAGTCGGAAACCGATCTGGCTCCGGCTGCTGACTTTCTTAAGAAAGTGAAAACAGTGCAGCGCCTAGTGACCCAAGAGGAAAAAAAGCAGTTGGACCCAGCCCGCGCCACCGTGGACGCCATTCGCAGTTTTTGGCGACCGATGAAAGACAAGATTGATGAAGCCGAAAAAATCGTGAAGAAGAAAATCTTAGCCTTTGACCGTGTGCAGAGTGAAGCCCGAGCTAAGAAAGAAGCTCAGCTCAGCGCGCGCGTGGAAAAAGGTACCATGAAGTTCGGTACCGCGGTCAAAAAAATGGACGACTTGCCTACGGTTCAGACCGCTATCGAGACCGACAAAGGCGCGGTCACGTTTAAGATCGAGCGCAAGGTATTCGTTGAGAACGAATCCCAAATCCCGGACGAGTACTGGATGCTGGATATGGTAAAAATCCGCGGTGCTGCTCTGGGGAACAAGGCCAAGGGCATTGAGCCTGTTGAAATCCCGGGCGTAAAGGTCGTGGAGGAAAAGAATCTCGCCGCTTAGTATGGTCAAGAAAAAGACAACCAAAAAGAAAGTCACCAAGCGAAAGCGAAAGGTCGCAAAACCCAAAGGCTTAGTGGCTATGCCCAGCCCAGCTCATCCGGAGATCCAGCTCATGGTGGCCAGCGAGATGGCTGATGACAGCATGATCGAGGCGGAATTGCTTGGGGAGGTCTTACCGCATTTTGTTTACCAGTTTAGCCAAGAGGGTAAAGACGTCACTGGAATGACGGTTAAGGGTGTGAGCGAAGTCGTTCGGAGGATTAACCGTAATCCTAAGAGTGGCTCTAAGATTCGCCTCAATCCGGAGTTTATCCGTGTTGAGCGCAACGCAGAATATGACGGACAGAAAGGCGTTGAGGTGATGGTGTACGCCGAAGATTTAGTGACCGGAGGCAGTGCATGGGGAGCAAAATTCGAGCCTTATACAAAGAAAGGTCGTCGAGGTGAATACCCTAACACCTTTCCTTTAGAAAAGGCCTTGTCGAAAGCCGAGCGCAACGCTAAGAGGAAACTGATCCCCGAGACCATGGCTACCAAAATGATTCAAAAGCTGATTAAAGAGGATCCTGGTACAATTCAAAAGATCGAGGCACCGGCACCGCGGGAGATGAGCGTTAGTCAAAAGTTCGCGCAGTCCAAGCAGATGATCGATGCGTGCAAAAACGTGGACATCCTGTACAGCTGGAGGGAGCGCATACCAGACCACCCGGACTATACCGCAGATCAAAAGCAAGAGTTAGTTAAACTGATTGATGCTCAAATTGATCGCGTCATAAACCCAGTATGATCAACACCCCCACCAAACACTTATCCTGGACTCAGCTGGACATGATCGAGCGGAACAAAAAGGGCTACATTCAACGCTACATTTACGGTGAGAAGTTTGTCACCCCAGAGATGGAGTACGGTAAGAATGTGGCCAGGATTTTAGCCGGGCAAGCGGAGGTGGATAAGTACGATCCTGGTCTGGCCATGGCCTTAGAGTTTTTACCGCGCTACCCTAAGGCCGAAGCAAAGTTCACTCCTAAACTCAAGCATAAGGACGGAGAGATTCCGTTACTTGGATATCTGGACGGCTGGGACTACCGGAAGCTGATAGTCGATGAGATTAAGACTGGTCGCCGGCGCAAGGACGGGAAGGCGTCTTGGACTCAAGCAACCGCAGACAAACACTCACAACTCCAGTTTTACGCGCTCATGGTGTACCTGAAATACGGCAAACTCCCCAAGGAAACCCGGGTTAGCTGGATTGAAACCCGCAAAGATGAAGATAACAGACACATCTACGCCACAGGATTTGTCCAAGTATTCAGCGTGAAGATCTCCCAGCAACAGGTATTGAAAATGGCAGCCCGCGCAGTCAAAGGTTGGAACCTGATTCAAGAAGTAACCCAAAAACATTATGACCGATTCTAAAGAAAGAGCCTTCAAGATCCCGGCTTATTTAGTGGGACTGAGTCTCCTTAAGGATGGAGGTGGGAGCATCAGATTCTCCACCCAAGAACTCACCGCAGAGGATATGTTTGCACTCAAGCAGTATCACAATGCTTTTGGGTGGTTATTGTTCAAGGAAAACGAGATCGAGCCCGAGGAGCTCCCAACCGAGGACGCAGAACTAGAAGGAAAAACACCCTCTAAGCGTCTCTACAATGTTTTGTACGCTTACTACCGGCAGAAAAAAGAAAAAGGGTCGATGCCGGATTCCAAGATGTTTAATCAGTTTTACCGCGAGCAGATGGAGGCAATTATCGAGCACTTCAAAGACAAACTGGATAACTAAGTGGTATAATTAGAGTAATGTTCCGAGTTAAAATCGACCTTACCGATCAGGCGTTCAGCCGTTACATCCGCAAGCGCGACAAATGGACCTGCCAGCGCTGTGGCCGATTCTTTCCCTTGGATGATGACGGCGGGATGACCGAGCGCGGCCGGCTCCAGTGTTCTCACTATATTGGCCGCGGCAATCAAGCTACCAGAATGGACCCAGAGAATTGTATGGCGCTTTGTATGGGCTGCCATTCGTATCTGGAAACCCGCAAGCCCACGGAATATCGGGAACTCATGATCAGGCGACTGGGTAAAGCAAAACACGACGCGCTTTTGGTCCGATCCAAGCAATCGAAACCAGTGACTAAAAAAGACAAGCTCGCCCTCCGGCAAAAATTTCTTAAGCTCTACAACGAACTCGAGGAATACTGGCCAGAGATCTAAGTTATCCCCAGGCTGGAAACCCTAAAAAATGCTATACTTATAGCAATATGCCTAAAAAGATTCACAACACAGAAGTCACAGATCAGAATCTCCGCGATGATGAGTTTGTGAAATTAGTCTACGAGTTGTTGGAAAAGTTTGGCCGTGTGAAGGTTACTAATCTCGGCGTTTTCCATCTCAAAGACTATCCGGCCCGGACCGTTCGTAATCCAAAGACTAACGGTACTATGCGCATTGGTCCCCGCGTGATGATCAAGTTCCGTCCGAGTAGCGTCTTAACCAGAGAATTTAACTGATATGCAGTGGGATCTAATGCTCCAAAATCGCTGTCCAAAATGTCACAAGGGAGATTTAGATTGGCGCTCAGTCCCCGGATATCTATCTTGCCAAAAGTCTGAATGCGGATTCGCAATTAACAAACTGAAGTTCGATGCAATCTGCCGTAAGATGTCGGCAGAACGCGCACAAAAATATGGATTCTGAAATAAAAACCCTAATCAAGCTGTACTTCAAGACCGTAGTCAAAGCGGCCTTTAAAGAACTTTTAGAGGAGGAGTATCCGGAGTTTTTTGTAGAGACTGAACCGATCGCCGAGGACGATATTAGAAAGGATCTAGACATGGAGGATCCGCAGCCAGAGAAAGATACAGGACCAAGCGAGGACGGCAAAAAGATTAGGCGCTGCGGGTTATGCGGACAAGGTGGTCACCGGAGAGATAACTGCAAAGAAAGAGATCAGGGTAAGCCAGACGACAATGAATTTATGTTTGGCTACTCATTCGAGGAGGCGGACAAGATGATTGATGAGTATGAGGAACTGGAGGGTGATTCCCGTAAACTGAAGTTTATCGCGGACACTGGACTATCCAAGCCCCAATTCTTCTCTCTAAAAATCGAAGTCGCAAAACGATGGAAAGAAAACACCTAACCAACATGGCTAAGCTAACCACGGCAGAATACAACCAATGGAAAAGCGAATGCAAGAAGTGGCGCAAGCTATCACACAAAGTCTTGGCTTGGAGCTTCGCTGGATTGGTGGTCGCGATAGTAGGCTTAATACTCGGCGATATTCTTTTATCGGTTGTCGGCTTTTTCGGAAATCTGGTTGCCTTTCTAATCAGCGTCATATATACAGGCCCTAATTATCGCAAAGCAATAAGATCTATTTATGGCTAAGCTAAAGATTCTCCGCACAATTTTCATGGCCGGGGTTGCCTTGTTCTGGATAGTAATCCTCCTTAGCAATGCTCTAAGCTCTTATTCCGACACCACTCAAGATTCTGACATAGAAGTAAGTCTCTTTCGAAAATAAAATTCTATGCCTAAGAAAGACATAAAAAAATCGACCAAGCGTAGAAAGGGAAAGAAGGCTACAGTTAACCAGAGAAGGGTTGCGCAAATCGTGGCTGAGCAAGTCAGAAAAGGTGAGAAAGTGAGCGTGTCCGCAGCAATGCGCAAAGCTGGCTACTCTCCAAGCACTGCGAGCAAGCCTCATAAGGTAACTGAGAGTAAGGCCTGGCAAGAGCTTTTGGACGAGTATCTCCCCGAGGAGTATCTTTCTACTCGGCATCGCGAGCTTGCCGATGCCATGACTCTTAAAAGTTTCACACTCCCGGATATTCCCGACGAAGCCATCCGAGAGATGTTCTCTGCCGGAGGAATAGAGGTCATCAGCATTAACGAGTACGAGACTAAAAAAGGAAACACTCGCAAAGCCGTGTTGCTATCTATTCCAGAGAGCTTAACCCGTGCGCGTGCTTTAGAGCTGGCCTATAAAATCCGTGGTAAGATGGCCCCGCAAGTCATGGAGCACCGCTTCGCAAATATGGACAAAGATCAGTTAGTTCAATACATCATGACTCTAATGAACGATCCGGATCTTTAACAATCTAAGACCTTTGAGCCGGGCGCTTTAGCTTCCGGCCCAGTGGTTTTTAGTGATTTTCCACTGGTAGTAATGAACGCGGTATTTTGCCGGTCTCAACCGCCGGCTGGGCAGGTTCTGACTGGGGGCGCTTCACCTCCACCAGACGTAAGCAAAATTTCGGGCCTGCCCTTATCCGCGTCTTGACAAGCGAACGGTTTGCTGTATACTATAAATAGGTTCGCTAAGTGGGGGTTATGGGGAAGCAGGGCGCGTGCAGCCGGAAGCGCAGATACGGCATCCCGAACGTGGCTCCCACTTAGCGAATCTGTAAAAGTCGGAGTAGTGACGAAATCCACTTCACCCCCGAACCCCACACCCTAAAACACTCCGAATGCGGAGAGATCGTAGAAAATTAACCTAAAACTTATGGGAACACGAGGAAAAGGCAAAGCCCGACAAAAGAAAAGAGAGAAGTTTAAGAGCGTACACCCGGAGGGGAGGAAGGCGTTTGCCAAGGCAAAGCGAAGGGCTAGGTTGGAGAGGTCGTATAATTAACAAGGAATAAGGACATATGAAAGTAATAAAATCAGAAGAAAATTTGTTGGAGTTTGACAACGGATTAAAGGTTATTGGAGATGGCGATGAGGATTGTTGTGCATATAACTATCTGGATTTTGAACAACTACCAGTAGGTACGGAATTGCCCACAATGGATTTGGAGGACTTCCACAAGAATATATCCATCAAAGAGGATGGATTTGCCGTAAAAGACATAGACGGGATACCTAAATGGGTTCAAGCCCGGTCTGATCAAAATGGCTACTACTCTAATATGACGACACTGGTGCTGAAGCAGGGAGATAAAAAAATAACCTCTAAGGAGTTTTCCGGTGAAGAATATGAATAAAATCAACGATAAAATAGTAGCCTTCCTTCCCGAAGAAACCATTGAGGAGAAGGCATTGGTGCAACTTAAAAACATCTCAGAATTGCCATTCCTATTTCCCCATGTTGCGGTTATGCCGGATTGCCATTTAGGCAAAGGCGCGACAGTCGGTTCAGTTGTCCCCACTATCGGTGCAGTCGTACCTGCTTGTGTTGGCGTGGATATTGGGTGCGGAATGATAGCCGTTAAGACCAAGTTCAAGCGAGAGGATTTACCCGTAGACCTTTCTGGAATTAGAGAGGGTATAGAACGGCGTATCCCGCTTTCTGCAGGAAAGTTCAATCAAAAAATAACTGAAACTGCACAAAAAAGGATAGACGTACTTAAAGCAAAGGAAGAAGTGGACTACACCGAGATTGATTCTAAGTGGGAGTATGCGATTGGCTCTCTTGGTTCAGGCAATCACTTCATTGAGATAACCCTAGATGAACAGGGTAGTATCTGGGCGTTTCTTCATTCTGGGTCTCGAGGCGTGGGCAATAAAATTGCTATGAAGCACATTAAGATTGCTCAAGACCTTATGGACAAGTGGCACATAAATCTTGCAGATAAAGACTTAGCATACTTACCCGAAGGAATACCAGAGTTTGACGCTTACATTCGGGATATGAATTGGGCACAGGAGTTTGCCTTACTTAATCGGGAGGAGATGATGGATAGGGTTTTGACTGAGCTTAGCTATGCAATGTATGGCGAAGGTGGACGACAAGATGAGTTTACGCTAGAGCGTATTAACTGCCACCATAATTTTACCCAGAAAGAACATCACTTTGGGAAAGATGTTTGGCTGACTCGTAAAGGAGCAATACTCGCAAGCGAGGGAACCTACGGTCTTATTCCCGGCTCTATGGGAACAAAAAGCTATGTTGTTAGAGGTTTGGGAAATCCACTTAGTTTTAACTCTGCTCCTCACGGCGCAGGGCGCAACTTCAGTCGCACAGAAGCTCGCCGAAGGTTTACGATGGCCGACCTAGAAAAATCGATGGAGGGTAAAGAGTGGCGCAAAACAGATGCTTTTATTGATGAACTTCCCGGCGCATACAAAGACATTGATGTTGTAATGGAAAATGCCAAGGAACTCGTAAGAATAGAGCACGTCTTCAATCAGATTATAAACGTAAAAGGGGATTAACCCAAGGAGGAAATGAAGGACTATTACTTAACTGCATACTGCTCAGCAAGGAAAAGATGGTTTACTTGGCACGGCTGGTTGATGGAAGAATTGAAACCGCTAGTAAAAGCAGAGGGATTAATAAAACTCAAAAAAGTGCAGAAAATTAAGACGAGGGGGAAATGAGATACAACGAAAAGAAAATCCTAGACGCTTGCTGTGGTAGCCGGATGTTCTGGTTTGATAAAAAGCACCCCAGCACGCTTTATATTGACAACCGGACAATGCCTCCAACCAAGCAGACGAACGGAGCTACAATCACCGTAGCGCCGGATGAAGTAATGGACTTCCGAAAACTGAATTTGCCGGATGACACATTTTCACTCGTTGTTTTTGACCCACCGCATATCTTGAAGCGCGGCGGTAAGCGCTCGTATATGAAAGAAAAATATGGGGAACTTGATAGGGCAAACTGGAAAGAGGATTTAACGGCCGGGTTTGCAGAGTTATTTCGTGTACTAAAACCGGACGGAGTGTTGATTTTCAAATGGAATGAAATTGATATACCCGTAAGAGAAGTGCTTGCCCTAACACCGGTACGGCCGTTATTCGGACATCGTTCCGGCAAGGCAAGCAAGACTCATTGGATAGCATTTATAAAACTTTAACCCAAGGAGGAAACAAAAAGCGCGGCCTCTTAAGGATCCCCGCGCTAGTTGATCGCCGGGGATTGAACCCAGCTACACCATATATAACGAAAAAGAACACATTATATTACAAAATGCAAACACCAGTAAGATTCAACAAAGGCGAAAAGATCGTTACTGACTATCGTTCCTATCCAGGGGCTTCGTTCTTAGTCAGCCTTGGGTCCTGGGCAGGATTCAAATTCAATATGGGGAAGGCCGGCATTCGGGCAAATGTCGGCTGGCTGAGTATCGGAATTTACTTCTTTGAGCTTGAGGGATACACGACAGACGCAGTCTCGCATCTTCGCAATATAGTCAACGACAATGACGGTATGTATAGTATGGTGAAAAATATGCAGCGCCGGCAGTCCGGCCGCCCGTGGCTCCATAAGAAACGCAAAAAGAAAAAACGATGAATAACTACAATCCAAAAGACTTTGAATTCACTAGCTGTACCACGTCAATGGGATCTGAATTTGATCTGCAAGTTTTGGAATTCCTAAAGCACGGTTGGTTAATCGTATGGATTTATACCTCCGAACGCTCAGCGACTGCTTTTCTAGCTCGCCCGAAGTAGCGAACCGTAGGCTTTTGTAGTATAATTATTCCAATGAGAGGACTAGAGGAGATTCGGCAGCAACTAGCACACAAATCGCAAAAAGAGCTGGTCAACTTAGCCCAGGCTCTTAGTGAGGTAAAACGTAGAGACAACTCCAGCCGTGGTGAGCTTTACGTCCCTAACGGAGCATGTGAGGACTACATTGACATGGTTGGTATGAATAGGACTTTTGTAAACTTATTCGCAGCTGCCAACGGTGTGGGTAAAAGCGCGGTTGGTGCGAACCTGATTCGGAATATCTGTTATGGCCCAGCCAATGAGTGGTTTGACTTTGAGCTTTTCGCCAACTGGCCATATCTACGGAAAGGCAGGATCATCGCGGATACCAAGACTGTGCAAGAAAAGATCGTGCCGGAATTGGAAAAATGGTTTCCGGATCCATCTCGCTATAAGCGCTGGAAAAACAGTCAAAGCTATTATTCCAAATGGGTGACAGATACAGGATTTGAGTTTGATATCATGACTTACAACCAAGATCCAGTGGAGTTTGAATCTGTGGAATTGGGGTTTGTGTGGTTTGACGAACCACCTCCGCTTTCCATCTATCGAGCAACCATTGGGCGTGGCCGGCGGGGAATGATTGTTTTTCTGACCCTGACCCCGCTTAAGCACTCGGCTTGGATTAAGAACGACATCGTAGATGAAGCAGACAAAGAAGAGATCTTAGGCAAAGAGTTTCGCCAGAAAGGATATGTGACTGGTGAGATCGAGCAAAACTGCAAAGAGCACGGGACCCGAGGGATTCTGAATCATATCGATATCGACAAGATGCTGGCCGAGTATCCGCCGGATGAATACGAAGCGCGCGCCAAAGGCAAGTTTGGTCACCTCATGGGCAGAGTCCACAAACTATTTGATCGGAACATCCACGTGATCAAGCCTTTCCAGCTCAATCAACGAGATTATTCGGTATATCAGTTCCTGGACCCGCATCCCCGGACTCCGGATGCGGCTAGCTGGTTTGCTCTGGATAGGAATGATCAGATATACCAAGTAGCTGAGTTGTATATGACGGGCTCAACTAAGGAGCTCGCGTATCAGATCAAGAAAACAGAGAAAGATCTCGACATGCGTATTGAGGGGCGATTCATTGATCCATCAGCCTACAATGAAGATAAGCACAACGACTTTTCCTTAGCCGCGGACTTAGCTGGCTATGGTCTTCACTATCAGCCCGGGAGTAAGGACTTGGACCAAGGCATTCGTTTGACTAATGAAGGTCTATCCTATAGCGCCCAGAATGGAAAGGTGATTGTTCCGCCACGGTACTATATCTTCAACACTTGTGAACGCACAATCTGGGAGTTTGAGAACTATATCTGGGATGACTGGCGTGGTGCGGAGGCCATGGATCGCAACCCTAAGGCTAAGCCAAAAGACAAAGACGACCACATGATGGAAAACCTACATCGAGGATTCTTAGCTGATCTGAGGTTCCGTACTATGGTTAAAGCAAATTCGAACACAAACATTGGCGAGGTCGAATCCGCCAAATTAGATCCTTACGATTAACAAATTATTTTATGAACATAAAACATCCAACTGAAGGCGTGCTGGCAGAAGCTCACGCCGGCCTACGAGTTATTATTCCTAAAAAGCCGAGTCGTCCGGTGCGGTTGACTGATTTGGCACGAGTTTGGAAAGACAGCTCCAGAATAAAATTAGCCATGATGAACCCGTTCCCCGGGCGCTATCCAGTGGCATTTAGTATTGCTCATCCTCAAATTGAGGAGAGCGATCCGCTAAGATTCTTTGTTGTAGGCAACGCGCGCTTCGCCGATGGTAAAAAACTCAAGTGGTATTTTGGAGGTATGAGGACGATCATCAATCCACAGATTATTTGGAAGTCGGAAACCACGACCCGGTACAAAGAGGCCTGCATGAGTTTTCCGTTTGAGGCACCCAAGAAAATAAATCGCCACAACGTAGTGGTGATAAAGTACTGGACATTCCTTGGACCTCGTACGAAAAAGTTTTACGAGGAACGCGCGCAGATGTTTCAACACGAGATAGATCATTTTCACGGGGTCACCTTGTACGAACGCTGGAAAAAGAAAAAGCGGTAGTGGATAACTTTTTTCGGATAGCAATAAAATTATATCTTTGTCAATATATGGAAGACAATCTCATCAACATTCGCATTGAACCCTCGGGAGCGACTTATACTTTCAATATCAACGGCTACAAAATAACTTTTCAGATCGGCCCGCGCGAGAATAACGGGCATCCGTTAGATATCCTTCAAGCAGATCTTGCGTCTTTAGTAAGAGCGATCAGCCACCTGGAGCGGTTCGATCTGTCCCAAGTCAATAGTAAAAAACCCTTAACCTTAAGCGATTTCCTCCAGCATGCAGAAATCAAAAAAGACGATGAACCAGCCGGTTAACCTGGACTGGGTGAAAATGTACCCCTATCAAGGGAGCAAGATTTTCGTCCAACAGGTGGGACCAATCAGCTTCCAGTTTTTAATTGTCTACAGGAATAATCTCTACAACCACTACTTTCAGATCACAGAGAAAACATCTCTAAAGCACGCTGAGCGTGGCGGTGCAATCTTCTTAGTGTGCAATGCGGCTGAAGGGTTAGTTGATACACTTAAGAAAAAGCACAGCTTATGGTATAATTTATTTGCAAAACATTGGACACCAGATCTCGGCCAGCCGGCGGTCGAGCGAATCCAATCCATTCACACCGAATATGCAAACTCCACAGATCGGACAAATAGTAAAAGTATGGTTTCTGAATCCAGTAGTGGTGACCAGCCATTACATCCAGAGACCAGCGATAGTGGTGAAGGTGAATCCGGACAACTCAGTTAATCTGCAAGTATTTACCAATGGTCCGACTGACGTGAAGCTAGGCATTGCCAATATGGCCAACCCAAACTCCACAGCGTATTTTGAAAATATAAATTACTCCGCTAATCCGGAGCACAAACATTACTCACATGAAACTACACACGATAAAAGGTGAAGACATTGGGTCAGAAATGATGCCAACACGTATTCTGCCGCGTTTTTATATCAATGAAGCAGATCTTCCTGAGATAGCCAGCTGGGAGCTAGGAGGCAAGTATTTACTGATGATCGAGGTAGAGATGACTGGCAATCGAATCGATGAACACGGTGACGATGCGGGATCTAAGGAGGCTGACCTGAAGGTAACCAAGATTTCGTCTATTGATGATGTTAGTGATGATCATTTTGAAAAAATGCTCGCTAAAGCAAAATCCAATGGCTAAGAAAAAACCACGTAAGCCAAGATACTAAAATGGCGGCAACCAATAAAAGTTTACTCGAGCGACTCAATAAAGCCGTAGAGGACGCGGATCAAGATCCGTCTGCTGAGGACGAGGTTGTTGATTTGCTGAAGCCTGGAGACGGCAAAGAAAAGAACCTACACAAACTGATCCTTGATCAGGTTGAGCAAGAGTATCAACTGGCATGGAGTTTCATGCGACCAAAGCGCCAGGAATGGTTGCTGCGCCTTAAGTTATACAACAACCAGAAGCGCGATAAGAACCGAGTTGGAGATACCTTGTTATTTAGCGTGTTCCAAACAGTGTTCGCTAATCTATACGAAGATAACCTTGGCTCTAATTTTAATCCTAGGGAGCCCGGGGACGATGATCGTTCCGAGAATCTGACTGAGCTAGCAGAGTACGATAAGACGATCATGGAAAAGGATATCCATGACTATGAATGGGATTTTGATGCGCTCTTTACTGGCAAAGGGTATTCAATGTTCACGGACTTTGATACAGAGACTAAAACTCCAATCCCGGAAGTCTGGGATCCAATGCTTATTTTACTTGATCCATCGGCAAAAAGCGTCCAAGGTGTCGGACCCTGGCAACGTGGAGAAGCTCGTTTCTTTGGCAGAGAAGTCAACCGCACCAAGTACGAAATGGAGCGGATGGAGAGCTATTTCAACCTCGGACGTCTAAAGAAAGCCAAGGACACGACTAAGAGCTCCATGACCGCTGAGGCGGCACAGGCTCGCTCTGAAGCAATGGGCCTCGAGAACATGGAGATCTTAGAGGAGAACATTGAAGCTAACTACAAATACCGCAACCTTCAGTGGTTCACCCATGTTCTAGGTGAGAAGTACCTAGTAGAGCTTTCCAACGACCGCAAGCTCATTGTCCGGATTATGAAGATGCCGAAAAGATGGAAGAAGTGGCCGCTTGTTGAGCGATCACTTTTCCCAATTAGCCATGAGCTTTTTGGGGTTTCTATTCCAGACCTGATCGAGGATAAGCAACGCATGCGTGCCGTGCTTCTAAACTTAGGCATTGACGTGGCTAAGAGTGAATTATACCCGCGCTACATATTCGATCAAAACAAGATCCGCAATCCTAATTCTCTGACTTTTGGGTTTAATAAGCACATTCCGTCAGATGGCCCAGTGGGCGATGCGATGCAGGTAGTTCAGTCCAAACAAGTCTCCCAGACTACAGACTACATTATGAGGATTATTGAATCCTCGGCTGAACGCGCGGCAGCCGTTCCGGCCATTGCTCAAGGAATCCCGGATGATAAGCGGCGCACCTTGGGTGAGAATGAGTTACTACTGGCGCGCGCTGGAGGCCGACAGTCATTAGCAGCTAGGATCTTTGGTTGGAGTGAAAAGCGTTTTTGGTATCAATGGTACTGGGTATATGATGAGTTTTATGCTGAAGGTTTGGGTGAAAAGGTGATTCGAATCAATGGGCCTTTTGGACCTAAGTGGCTCAATCACAAAAGGCAAACCATTATCATGGATCACCCACTGGGTCCGGATATTCACATTGAAAGCCAAGCTATATCTGAAGCCCGCAAGTTACGTGACTTTGGAAAGATGCAACAATTCCTAGCAGCAGCTTTTCAAGATCCTACAGCACGCCGGCGATTTGCTATTCGTCATTTGGGCCGTATGGTCGCTAAAAAGCAGGTGGTGGATAGGATTATTCCTCCCACAATCGATGAGATGGAAGCAGAGGAAGAAAACAAGGAGTTAGACGCAAACAAGAAGGTCCCGGTATCTGCGGAACAGAATCACTGGGAGCATTTAGAGATCCACGGCAAACTACCCGACCCTTTGACTCAGGCAGCAAAAAACCATATCCGAGCTCATAAAGAGGCCTTAATGCTGGCTAGGACCCGGCCGGATCTTTTCCCTGGTAATCAGGCTGCCCAATTCCCTTTTCCAGATCAGCAAGGCGCACAATTAGCCAATCCAGCCAGCGAAAGCGCTGGCGCCCCAAATAATGGCCAATAAACCGATACCTGAATACACCAAGGAAGATTTGATCCAGGGGAAGGATAGTTCCTTTTGGAAGCTTTTGAACGAGGTGATCAAGTACAATATCGAAACGCTACGGAAGCAGATAGTCGATGACGATAATCTTACTGATTCCCAGCGTGGTCTTCTGAGAAAATGGCTTAAGCTCAACGAAGAATTGCTAGACCTGCCTGACAAAATTTTAGCTTCCCTGGAGAAGGGCGTAACAGACATGGAGAGTTTAGATCCTTATTACCAAACGTATTTAGACATCGTCAATGACGCTCAATTTAAGTAAAGACGAGATCTGGATGATCGAGACAATAAGAAAATACCCGCCAGGTACTAACTTTATTGTCTACAAGAAACGCGTGCGTAATGGGTGGGCTTTGAAGCATATACGCGCACAGCAGGATATTTTCTTTCCCGGAGATATCCACAACTTATCCACAGGTTCGGCGGATGACTACCCAGAAGAAAGTGTGATATAATGTAATGGCTCACCTCCTCAAGGCACCTCCCCAGGGTCTTGAGGTCTCGGACTAATCATATATCCAGCTGGTATCAATGATTAGCCTGGGACCTTAGAACCTTGAAAATATACGCGGCGCAAGCCGAATGAGGAGCGATCCGGCAACACCGAACGCCCACTATCCCGAAAGGGGTGGTTGGGCTTTTTTGTTTGCTTGGACGGGTGCTTTAATGAGCTCCAGCCTAAGCACGCAAGTGCTTTCCGAGCTTGTCGAGCTCGAGATATCCGGGTACAGGGTTTCACCATTTCCTTATATCCGAGTCAATCAATATGGCAGACACTACAAATCCGGTAGCTGAAACTCAGCAAACCGAGGGCGGAGCTGCTGAAGCCGTCGATAATCAAGATCAGCAAACTGGCGAGTCGAGTTCGGATTCTGGCGACTCCGGAACCGATGAGGAAGCGGACATACCCGCTGACAAGTCTGAGCCAACGGTTCGAAGAAGTGCAAAAGACTTCATCATCGCTCGCAAGGAAAGACAAGTCGCCAAAGCTAGAGCGCAGCAGACTCAATCGGACAATGCTGACGATCAGGGTGATTCGCAAGAAGGCGATGGAAAAGACGCCACGGCAATCGCTCGAGAGACCGTTCAGAATGAGATTAAACCCCTCATGGACGCCCTCGCAACTCAGGCAGACCAACAGGAGCTCACTGAGCACCTGTCTGCCAACCCAGCCCACAAAAGGCTGGCGAAACTCGCTCAAACTTATATTGAGCACCCGGCTTACCGGAATGTACCTATTAAATTCATCTTCAACGCCCTGGCGCTTGAACATGGTTTGACAGATACAGCCGCGGCAACGGCAGCTACCACTAAGGCTCAAAAGAAAAACATGAGCGGTAGCAGTGCTAGACGCCAAACCGGAGACGAGCCCGACGCGTGGGAAATGTCCAACGAGGACTTTGAAAAGAAGCTCCACGAAGTGAAAACGCGTCGCTAAAATTTTGCATTATTCACAAACATTATTAACCACAAAAAATGGCAAGTACAACTACTACAGAAGTGAGCTCTGCCGTAAATAATTTTTACGACCGAACTCTCTTGACCCGTGCTATTCCATCATTTATTCACACTCGATGGGCGCAGGTCCGGGACATTCCTCGGAATAACTCTGAGGTGATTAAGTTCCGAAAATACGCGTCGCTGACTGCTGCTACGTCTGCTCTCACTGAAGGTGTTACGCCGGCTGGTAGCCAGCTCTCAGTGACCGATATCACTGCTACGGTTGCTCAGTATGGTGACTTTGTTACCCTGACTGACTTTGTGCAGATGACTACGCTGGATCCGCTTTTGTCTGAGACTGCTGAGGTCTTGGGTGAACAGATGGGTGACACTATCGATCAGCTGACCCGCGACGTGATCGCGGCTGGCTCCACGGTACAGTACGCTTCAACCGCTACTGACCGCACGGAAATCGCGGCAGGCATGATCTTAAATGGTGACGAAGTCCGTGAGGCGGTTCGTACCCTCAAGGGCAACAACGCCAAAAAGATCACCATGCAGGTCAACCCATCTACTGGATACAGCACCAGCCCGGTCCGCGCTGCGTACATTGGTATCTGTTCTGAAGATACTGAGTACGATCTAAAGCGCGATCCGGACTTTGTACCGGTTGACGAGTATGCCCAGTCTGGCGCGGCTATGCCGGACGAGATTGGTAAGCTAGATGAAGTTCGCTTTGTCAGCGCCACATCTAACGCCAAGACCTTCTCCAGCACGGTGACGGTCCACGCGACCATTCTTCTAGGCAAAGAGGCCTACGGTATCACCCGTATCAGCGGTGAAGCTGCAAAGACCATCACCAAGGAGCTTGGCTCCGGTGGTACCAGCGACCCGTTGAACCAGCGTTCCACGATGGGCTGGAAGATCACCTTTATCGCAAAGCGCTTGCAAGAGGCCTTCATGCTCCGCATCGAGCACGCTGTAAGCTCTTAGTCGCAATTAACATTAACAACACTTTTTACCACTATCATGGATAATAAAGTTCAGTCATGGGTTGCGATCGGGCTCATCCTTGTGATCATGTTTGTCGGCTTTGGCCAGCTCTCAGCGATCAATGGACAGGTCAGTCGCAGTTCAGATGCCGCAGGTTCAGCGCTGACCTATAGCGCTGCCAGGGACCACATCGAGACATACAACTTGCTCAGCAGTATCATCACTGACCTTGGGTCAGTGCGAGATCCGCTAGCAGGAGTCTTGTCAACGACTACGGCCGCGATTGCCTTCCCGGCGATTGCCTCCTCAAGCCCGATTGTTGCCACTACCACCGAGCCAACGCTTGCGGCAGCATTAGGCGATATCGTCTTAGTGAGGCCTTCTACTTCATCTCCGGGATTTTCTTTCTGGGGTGACGTACACACGGCGAGTACCACGGCAGCTACCTTCAACTTATACGCTGCAAACGGTACTCTCGGCGCAGCCGCAGTGGCTCCGTCTTCGACACTGTTCTACATCACAGTCATTCCGAGGGCATCGTTCGCCGCTCCAGCCGCACTGACAGCAACTCAGTAGTCATAATCACGGGCCCGGCATCCGGGCCTAGTGATCTTAATCTCTTAAATTTATGTCCCAAACACCACGCACTAACCAGGACTACATTGACGCCCTGACCAAGTTGGGCGTAGCCCTCACTGGCAATGAGCGCCAAAAGGATCTCAAAGTCCTTTACAAAAAGGCTCTTAAGAAAGCCGAAAAGGCTGATACTGAGCCGGCGACTCAACCCGATGTTTCCCCTGCGCAACCTCCGTTGGTCAACCAAGGAGAGCATCCAAACGTGGACGTTGAACGTGCTCTGAATACTCCCAATGAACCGGTTTTGACTGGTAATGAGGAGGGTATCGTAGGCGAGCGCGGCAAGGTTCAAAAGCCACGTGGACTCGACTTCGCGACCGCTGAGCCATCCGAGCTAGTTCAAGTGCTCGAGAGGCCTGGTATCAAGCTCGATAACTTTAATGGTTCTAAATCTGGGATCATGCTTCGTAAACTGGCTCGCCAGTTTTTGGAGAAGGGTCCAATTCGAACCATTATCCCGATTGAAGGGAAAGAGAAGCGAGGAATCGCTTTTCACACAGTGATCTTAAACGGTCTCCGTTTTAACATCCTCAAAGGTGTTTTCGTGGAGGTACCCGAACAAGTAGCGCATATCATTGAGGAGGGTACTCAAGGAGACGCTAACGCGATCTTCAATACCTCTGTCGTCAATCCGTATACCGGCAAGGTTAGCAACGCCCGGATCGATATGCGTAGCGACGAAGATCAAGCAGCATTTAATCGCTAGGTCGATAATACTATTAAGCCAAAAGTCAACATCTTATGCCTCTACGTAGTCAATTATTCAAGACAATCAGCCAGGGTCCGGGTAGTGTATTCACTATCAAAAAGACCCTGACCTCGAGTGGCAACACCACCTCTTCCCAGGATCTTACCTCGGTGGCGACTGGGCAACTCTTGATCGAGCAGATCGTTGTCAAAACCGACAGTACCGGTTTAGCTGGCGGAACCAACTTCGAGATCACGACCAATAACGACAAGGGGTTGGAGAACATCTTTGTGGAGACTGTTGCCAATTTAGGTGGCAACATCACTAAAGTGCTTAGCGGCGCTGCGGGTGGCGACACCACCACATCCGATGCCCATCCGACGGTGACCGCAGTCCCGACTGTGATTGAAGCTGGTAAAAAGCTCCAATACAACACGACCGGCGCGGTCGGAACCGGTGACGGTACGATCGATATCTTTGTTACTTTCCGCCGTATCGATAACGGCGCGAAAATCGTTGCCGCCTAAGCTGGGTGGTAGCTTCTGGGCCCAATAGGGCTCGGGAGGTGTCACTGAGCACCCAAAGGTCGTAAGTAATATTTTCAAACTATGCAAAAAGTAGCCCTCAACGCCGTCGCTGCGACAACGACTTCGGATGGGTTTTCAGTGGAAAACCTGAAGGAGCTCGCTATCCAGCTGATCGCGGCAGATATCGACTCAGGCAATGGTGCGTTTGAAGTCCACGGCTCACTTGACGGAACCAACTGGGTCACCTTAGCCGTGATTGATAACCTAGCCACTACTAACTCCGAGACCCTTACCCGAGTAACCAGTAAAACCTTAAGCTCCAACACTTCAGTTATGGTGTTCCTGGATCCGTTTGTGAAGCCTAAATTGTTGCGCGTTAAAGTAACCCGGACCACGGATGGAACCTATAGCGCTATCGTGTTCGGTACGAAGCATACCTAAACCACCATGGCCGAACACCACGTGACAACGCGATCGCTGATCAGTATATCGGCTATTGTAGTGACGATCGTGTTAGCAATTTTCGGCGCAGCGTTCGCAATGATCAGTAGCCAAGACGCTCGCGCCGATGAGCTCTCCAAGGATCAATCCAATACCCGAGCCGAGATTGCCGGTCTCAAGGCTTTTTATTCCAACGTGGATGGCCGACTTACCAGAATAGAAAATAAACTCGATAAAGTACTCGATGACAGACCTGCAAGATAAAAGAATGTTGGATAGCGGATTGCGCGAGCAGCCCATTGACGAGCGAGATCTCCGGTTTGGCGCTGTGGTTACCCTGCCTCCGCTAGAGACCATCCCCAACAATTTTACAGTCGGCCGGACTGAGGTGACGGTAGATCAGAAAAATACTGATCTGTGTACTGCCTATGCTACCACGCAGGCTAACGAAGATCAGGAAAGAGTCGAGTTTAGCCCAGACTTTCAGTTCGCTATGACGAAGTTTATCGAGGGGAACCCCAATTCTTGGGGAGCCACTATCAGAGACGCATGCGCTTCTTTGGTAAAATACGGCAGCCTACCTATCGTCAACGCTGAGTTTTCCTGGCAAAAGCAGGGGCGAGGCTTTATTGCTGACTGGGACAACTGGCCTGAGGCGCTTAAGCAGAAGGCGATCCTTTACGCAAAAAGCAGCTACGCCTTGGTTTCCGGTCCCTACGATCTATTTGATAATATGCGCGCTACCCTCTGGGCCAATCGCAATGAGCGCCGTTCGATCGTGACTGGACTAGTATGGCGTAATAGCTGGATGGTCGCCAAAGATGGAGTCATCCCAAATCAAGGATATGAGGATAATGGAACTCCGCATGCAATTCGGATTGTGGGAGTGAAATATATCCACGGCGAGCCTTATCTAATCGCGCCCCTGACCAGTGGAACTAGATACGGCGATAACGGAGTGTTTTATTTACCGCGCGTAGTGGTAAATAAAGAGTGCAGCATGAAGTGGGGATACTACACCTTTATCGATGCTACTCCGGATCAGATTCGTTATTTGCAAAAAAAGAGCCTGACTACTAAAAGCTTATGGTGGGTTAGGATTTGGCTCATTATAAAAAAACTCTTTCTTTCATGACAGGCACACAACTAGCCGCGCTAATCCGCCACTACACAAAATCCACCACTACCACCTACCCGGACGCAACCATGCTGGTGGACGTAAACAATGTCAAAAACGAGCTGGCGTCTTTGCTGACTCTACGTAAGAACACGTTCTTTATCATTCCATCCACTGATGATCTGGTAGCGAACCAGCGAGAATACGCATGGCCATCCGATGTTTTGAATAACCTAATCATGGTGGAGGCTGACTTTGACGGCGATGGTGGATTTATTCAACTCGAGCCGTACAGAATTGCTGAATATAAGCACGGCCTTACGGAAACGAATATAACCAATGACTTCTCCAATAACGAAGGCGAAGCTCGCTACTTCCGCCGCCGCCGCGCAATCTACATTCTGAGTGGAACTATCTCTGCTGTTACTGACGGATTGCGGGTGACCTATCGAGCCTTCCCCGCAGACTTGGCAAACTTAAGCGGTGGTACGGATTTAGGGGTTGATCCATCGACTACCACCTTTGGCATGCCACTACAGCTCCATGAGCTTTGGGCCCGGCGTGTTTCAGTCATCTATAAAAGCTCCAAGCCAAAGCCACTACCTCTTTCTAAGCTCGAAGAAGATTACGAAAAAGACTTGAACATAATCCTCAACGCCATGAGTCATGAGGACTATTCCGA